CGCTGTTTATGGTTCAGGATTGGATGAATCAGGAGCTTTGTGGTAGACATTCATTTGAACGTACTTATTTTACTCCGGGCTTCTTCCCAATGGTCCATAATAGAATTGGGCAGAAGTGGACTCAAGGAGGAGCGCATATACTTGCTAAGTTGTTATGTGTAGACCATATGGATCAGTATGAGCGAGTCGTTTTGCCCAACTCTGATGGCACTAAGGGGGGGGATCTGCCCTCATGTGAATGGAAGAAGGTTGTCGAGGGTGATCAACTGATAGCTGATGGTGATGTTTCAAAGCTTGATATGTCAATTAAGGCTTTGATGCTACTGTGTTATATGATGATGGGCTCAATGTGGGTCAAGAAGGAGGACACGCATATGTACCGTATGTACAGGTACCTCTTGGAAAGTGCAGCTGAAGCCCTTGCAGGCAAGCACTGTAGCTGGTTCACGGATTTTGCCCTTATAATAGGCGTTATGCCGAGTGGCAGTTTCGAGACATCGCATGGCAATACCTGGATAATGGCGGTCTTCTTCTTTCTCACATTTATTTTCAAGACTTTATCAGAATGTACTCCCGAAGAGAAAGCACTATTTTTCAAGTACAATAGTCTTCGAAGAATAATTATAGTATTGTTCGGGGATGATTTCCTTTATTCATATCCAAAAGAGCTTAGAGAAAAATTTGGTATACATAAATTTGAGGAATTTTTGAAGGAATATTATCATGTTGTCCTCAAGAAGTGCAAAGAGTATGGCACCTTGGTCACGTATTTGCCTATTCAAGATGGCAAAGTTAGTGGCGTGAAGCAAATATACGGCCACAACATCAATTGTCATATTGGACCTACGTTCCTTAAAAAACACATAATACCATGGAACAATTTCTTTTTGGAGCAGTATGTCATTCCTAGTGCGCCTAGATACACTGTGTGGCGCCCTTTTATTCAATACGTACAAAAGGTGGCTGTTCCAAATGGGGAAAACATGGATAGGTCCAAGTGCACCCCGGTTCATAATCTGGCTAGAATAGTAGGCCTTATGTATGATAATATTGGGGTTGATCCTGTTGCTCATAGGTTTTTGGCTTACCAGTATGAGTACTCTTGGAATTGGTTCAAAAATAAGTACACTGATAGGACTTCTAAACGCGCAATCTTGAAGGAGGTGGTTGACGCGGTAACAGATTATTGTGAGCGGATGAATATCACGAATCTGTTCTCAGTGGATCGGCCGGATAGGATGGATTTGATTAAGTTGCATAGCGTGTCAATTAAGGAGCACACGCGACCATTTAAGACAGCAACTTGGCAGGAAAAGTGTGTGGTTGAGCCTCAGGGAATCACTC